GACCTGCCCGCTGCCGTCCCACGCGGCCCAATGTCCAAGCGACGCCGAGACCTCCGAAAAGTCACGCCACGTCTGCGCGCCCTCCACCGCCCCGAACGCTGGCACGGCCAGGTCATAGAGATGCCGGTTCCGGTCATCGGCCAGAAGGCGCGTGCAGCGCAGTGTGACCGGCGACAGCCAGCCTGCCGGATAGCCATCGAAGTCCGGCACCTGGTAGGTGTCAAGCGTCTGAAGGTGCGTCACGTAGACCGCACGATTACCGTAGGCCACATACGGCCACATCACCTTCGGCCACCAGCCGTCTGACGCGCGTTGGTACAGGTTCATCGTGTCTCCTAGCACCCGCCCCGCTTGCCCTTGCCCTTGCCGCCAGATTTCTTGGACATGATGGCTCCTACGATTGCTTGACCAGCCCGAGATTCTGAAGCGCCGTAATCACGTCATCGACGGTATGCCCAGCGCCCGTCGCCAGCACAGCCCGCGCAATCGGCGTCACGCCATGAAACCCAAGCTCCCCGGCGGCTCCCATCACGATCCGCGCGACGTTGTTCGTCCTCAACTCCAGATACGCGGCCGTCTGTGTGCCCAGTACGAGGTACCCAGCGCCAGAGAACATCGCTGCCACTTGCGCTCCGGATGTCCCAAGCGCCACCCCCGCGCCGTTCGTTCCCCGAACATCAACCGTTCGAACCCCGACGCCCAGCGATTGCGGCGTATTCGTTCCGATGCCAAAGTCGCCCGCCACCGACAACACCCTCGGGGCCGAAAGGGCGGCTGGAGACGCGCCCGTACCGATGTCGATGACGTCGCCCCAGTAGTCCGTCGTGCGGATCAGGCTGTCAATCGCCGTGGTGCAGTTCTTTGTGATGACCGTGCCCCACACCGACCGATAGCCGCGAGCCGTCGTAATCCCAACCGCCGCCCCATCCACGCGCACGGAAGGGAAGATCACATCGTCTTGGCCCGGCGCCAACCCATAGGCCCACGGCCCCTCAATTTGCACGGAGACCGCAGTGACGCCATCCGGCTTCGGCGTGCTCGGATACTCGCTCCAATTTACGGCCGTCGTCAGGCTCGCCCCAGCGCCAGACACGAACACGTCGTAGAAGCAACGGTCCAGCCCATAGAACACCACGCCAGCCGTGGTCGCGCCCAACACCTTCACGCGCCCCTTGGAGTCCACACACCGCGCCAGCGTCACCGGCACCGTGTCGGCGTCCTTCACGGTCACGTCAAGGTCGATGCCGGAGAGCCAATAGCCGTCCGTGCTGGGGTTGACGTGGACGCCACGCTTGCAGCCGGTGACGATCCCTTCAATGTAGACATCCGACACCATGCCCGTCGCGCCAGCTGTGGTGATGTCGATCCCGTCCACCGCCAACCCGTCGCCGTAGACTTCCAGCCCGTACACGCGGACCTTCTTGATGTTCGCGTAGGGCGCCACGCCCCAGTTCGTGTCAGTCTGAATCGAGAGCGCCCGCGTGCTGCTGGTCGGGAAGATCCTCGGGTGCAGAATCGTGATGTTCTCGCCCACGGCTACCGCGAGACAGTTAAACAGGGCTGTTGGGTAGGACGTGGCCAACGTGCCGACGGGATAGTATTCCCCGCCGACGATCGTGACGTTCTTCGGAATGGCCGCCCAGTTCGACCCGTCCCCAACGATGATCGCCCCGCTGTGCGACCCGTCCGCTATGCTGATGTCCTGAATAAACTTGGCGCCGGTGAAGTCGTACGCTACGTCACTTTTCGTCAGGTACAGCTCGTCAACCAGCCGGAAGGTTCCAGAGGCCTTAAGCGTAGAGCCCGGCGTCAATGCAGCGACAGTCAAGCGAAAAGCCGCCATGTCGTCCGTCACGCCGTCACTCTTGGCGCCGTAGTCGCGGACGTCAAACCACGCCTTGCGCTGAAACCCCTCGGCTGGCGGCGAGATGTCCCGCGCCCAGGCATACCACGGCATCGTGGCCAGTCCGGTCTGCGGGTAGACCATCGGTTGCTGAGAGTTGGGAGGCGTCTTCGCCATCAGTGCATCCCCGGTTCGACATCGACCAACAGGTCAATTAGCCGCCACGGCACCCCGTCACTCACCACCACGCGGAAGATGCGATCCCGGCTCTGGCCCAGCCGCCGCCAGAGTGCCCGCGTGCCGTACTGCCCCGCCATCCCGGCCGAGACGTAGAGCAGGCTGCTCCAGGACTTGCCGCTGTCATCCGACCACTGCAAACCCACCCGCGGGTTCCTCACCTCATGCGAGCCGATGCCCGTCTCGAGTAGCAGTTCCGCCCGCGAGTAGAACAGGTTCTGATGCTGGCCGATGATGTGCGGCGCCTGCCGCATGCGACGGATGATCGTCCCATCGGCATCGCGGTAGCGGTCGATCCGCATGCGGTAGATCCCGCCCGTGATGCCATCCCCAACGATGTGCTGGTTCCAGGCGTAGGCGTGGAACCGCGCCTGCCACACGTCCCAGTCCTGCCGCGTGAAATTCCACTTCCCTCTTTCGTGCCAGAGGTTCGTGGCAGCATCAAACACCCACGTCGCATTGGCTGTGGGGAAGGACAGGACGTAGAAGCTATGCCCCTGGTCCTGGTAGGCGAACGCCACCGCGTCATCGACTCTGGAGTAGCCTTGCAGCGCAAACTCGACGGCCCGCGTGCTGATGATGGTCGGGGTATACCCTTGAGCGCGATAGACCACTGCCCCGCCCTGGTCGTTCTGGCCTAACCAGAACACGGTGTTGTCGAGGATCTTCGCGGAGAACGGCGCGGCGATCCCATGTTCAATCAGCGTGCCTGGGTAGGGAATGAACGGGAACGTCTCGCCCGAGTTGTAGTAGACGTCTGTCCGCTGCTTCCCGAACATCCAGACTTGCTGATGGCTGACCAGCATCGACACCCAGCGGTCTGGTGTCGTGCTGCGCTGCGAGACGTCGCTCTCGTCCCACGTCAACCCGTCATCGAGCGCAGAAAGGCCCAGCGTCGAAGTCTGCGTGTCCAGGCGCAGGAAATACTGGTCGATAAACGCGCCCATCCAGGCGTCCGTCCGCACGTCCGACGTGAAGACATCGCTGACCGTGTCGTAGATGTAGCCGTGGCCCCCGCTGGTGATCCAGACCTGATGGCCGGCATCCCCGTTGCTGCTCAAGGTCGCCGGCTGGCCGTCGCTGTAGACCGTCCCACGCGAGACGTAGGACTGGTTCTCGTACAGTTCGTAGAACGTCGCCCCGCTCACCACGAACAGCCGGTTGTTGAGATACAGCATCCCGCGCACGGGATACGTGGGCAACGACAGGAACGGCGCAAAGCCGGGCGTCGGGTAAAGGACGATGCGGGCGGCGGCCGACCCTGACTCAGTGTACTCAGCGTAAAAATTGACGCTCCTCTGGTGGTCAACAAAGGGCGACTGGCTGCTGTAACTTTGGCCGCAGAAAGGGAAGCGCATTACCACACCACCCAGGAGTCCGTCTCAATCTGATAGTCCCCACCACCGCTTGCCAGGTCCGTCCGCAGCACGTCCATGTTGATGTTGCTGCGCTTCCAGTTCGCCAGCGACTCCGCGGCACGCTTGACGAGGAGCGGCGTCGGCTGTTTGCCGTATTCTTCGGACAGTTCAAGCGCGAGGTTGTAGCGCAAGGCGTTCCAGCCACCCGGCGGCACACTGACCGCTGAGGTCAGCGCGTCAATCGACGTGAGGTGCGAGGCTGGATAGTAGAGCGCGACACTCACCGCGGTCGTCGGAATCGGGTAGAACGTCAGGGTTGTCAGGCTGTAGTTCGTGCCGATCTTGACTGCCGTGGGAATGGTCGCAGTCATCGTCTTGTCGATGGTCTCCCACTCACCCGGCTTGAAGATGTGCAGCGGCGTCTCATAGCCATCCGACTGGACATACGTGACAGCATCCCACCACAGCGGGCGCTGTTGGTTGAACGCGCCGCCAACCCCGACGGTGTAGCTGCCCGTGCTGGCCGTCAGGGTGTAGGCCGACCGCGCCTGCGTGAAGATGGTCAACCGTTGCGTCCGCCATTCGTCAATGAGGGCGTTCAGGACCGCGAGGCCGTCCAGCCCTTCCTGCGTGGTATACGTCTCACCGGACGCGAGGACGCCGATCCGCCGCAGAGCCGACCGCAACAGGTCATCCGCGGTGGTCAGGTCGTCCCACCCGCTCGCTGGCATCTCGGCCGAGGGCGACGTGGACGCGGACGTCGAGACCGA